CGGCGTCTTTGCAGGCATCAGGCTCAACCGCTGGCAGCTCGCCGTTGGTTTGCCTATACAGCTGAAACAGCTGTGGCCCAACCACGAAACTGCACGTCGCCCACCACGCGACAGAAAGGGCCGCCGTTGTAGCGACGACCCCGACGATGCAGCTGGTCAGCCAGCGTGGGGTCATAGATACCGCACGTTGATGGCGTAGCTGCTGCTCAGAGTGGTGTCGGTGTTCCACTGACGGGTTTGAACGCCCAACCTGAAGATGCCAGTCGCGCTCAAGCTGTCTGACATCCAGCTGGCAGTGTGCACCATTGGGGTGCCGTTGGACGACATGAACTTTGAGTCCATATCGAAAAACCAGTAATTCAAACCCATGTGACTGGCTTTCAGCGTAAACATCATTGGGTAGTGAGCCTGCGCCCCGTGGTTGGCCACACTCTTGAAACAGAAACCTGCTTGGTGAGTGCTGAAGAAAGTGCTATCGCGGCAGTCTGTGCCCTGATCTTTGAATTGGGTCACAGCCTGCGACTTGGTGTTCTTCGTTGTATTAGTGAAGTTCCACATATCGCCATCGGTTGCACCGCCAACGCCTAGGCGCGGGATAGCGCGAAAGTCGCTGTCACAGAAAACGTAGCCCCACATCTCAAACATCTGTGTGGCCGGCCGATCCAGCGTGATCAGATGTTCGTTTGACGTGCCCATGCCGGCTGCGATACGCATGAACCTAGGCTCAGTCGCCCAGGTCATATTCCCGTTGGCATCTGCCGCTGCAATCTTGCCCGCGTTAGCAGGGTCATGCAGCATCGGGGTCATAGCATTCCAGTTATTCCCTTTGTTCAGGAACAGCTGGGTCTGCCCGCCGCTGTAACGGAACGACAGGCCGCCGGTGTCAGCAGGCGTAGCCGTGGCGCTGGGGTCTTGGTTGAAATAGCCGGGCAGTTGAACCGCAGAACCTGCCACGCCGATGCCGAAGCCGGTGGTGCCGATCCAGGCAGTGCCGTTCCATACGCTCAGCAGCTTGCGGTTTGTGTTGCTGTCGTACCAGAGATCGCCCGCGCTGGGTGCTACTGGCGCGGTGGTGCTGTAGGCGATCTTCGGCACCGATCCGTTTTTCCAGCTGCCGGTGGCCGCATCGAACACCAGTGTTTGGCCATTGACAGGTGCCACCAGTGCCGTCATCAGCTGATCCGGCGCCGGTTTTGCCACCGTGATGTGGAACGCCTTGATACAGCGCACCAGACGGACGTGATCAGGCGCGGTTTCAGCGTCGCCGCCGCCGGTGATCGAAACGGTGTGAGTATGGGCGCCTTCAGTAGAAGTGAAAGGGTGAATCCAGCCAGGCTCATTCCGCCACGCTCCAGTGACACCGTTGGTTGCAGTACTGCCGCCCCAAGGCACATCAGTTTCATGCCACTGCGTACCGCCCTCCGTGTGCCGGTGCGCGCCCGCAGTGCCAGTGGTGCCAGTCAGCGCCGTTTTTGACTTGCCGGTGGTCCAATCCACCTTCGTCAGCAGCGTTTCGCCAGTCTTCGCGGCGCGGCTGAACAGCCCGCGCAGGTCGGGCAGGTTTGCGGTGCCTAGCAACGTGCGCAGCGCGTTGTACTTCGCGTCAGCTGGAATTGCCGTCCCGTCGCACTCCAGCCAGCCATTTGGAATCACGCGGCTGGGGAAGTCAGCAATGGTGCCGATCGGCAACGGATCATCAAACCCGTTATTCAGCACCGTCCATGCTGTTGATGTGGGGTTGTAGGTAAACACGTTGCCGGTGTCATCGGCCCATGCCATCTGCGGGCCAGCTGGCTTAGCGGCTAGCAACGCCGTCTGCGTTGGGTAGTGGTTGATCGGTGACTCCACCCAGGCGCCATTGACCTTCACAAAGGTGCGACCGCTATCGGTGGCAATCGCTTCCTGACCGTTCAACGGCCACGTTGCTGCCCTGATATTGGCTTCGGTGTCTTCCCAGTACCCGGTTGGATGCCAGCCTGTTGCCGTGCGGATGTAAACAACGCCGTGCAGCAGGTCGATGGCGCGGTCCCCGTTATGACAATCAGCGGTGCCCGCCCAGGCCACAACAGCTGCCGTATCAGCTAATTCGCGGATCGTTAGGCAGCGCCACCCTGTAGAAGTTCGCTCCCACAGGCTGGAATCATCACCAGCAACACCCAAAGCGCCTGCAGACGGAGTATCAGCAAGCAGAGCAGCAGTAGTCGCATACTCTTTGATGCCGACGTACTTCCAGCCGCCTGTGACCTTGGCGTACATGGCGCCGGTGCTAGCAGCAATGCCGAACACCCCTGACGGCTTGGTGGTGTCAGCCAACAGCGCAGCTTCGGTGAGGTAAGACACCACCGGGCTAGCTGCAATCTCTAGCCACGCCGCGCCGTCCCACACCCAACCCCTGCGGGTGTTTATTTCGTAAAAGCCTTCGCCTATCAGCGAACCCGTTGCGGGCTTGGTTGGACCAAAGGTAAACGCAGGGATTGGAACGCTAGAAGCAGTGTTTGGCGCTAATGCCAGCAGCTTGCCGTAATCGGGTGCGGTGGGATCTGCTTCGGTAATAACAAGACGACGGTCGGCCATGGTTCAGATTGCGAGTGGAGTAAACGTCAGATCAGGAAAGTGGTCAGGGTGTTGCTGCTCTGTACCGAATGCCTACATCGCTTGCTTTCACGATCCAGTGCACCGCGAAGTTCCGGGGCGCCGTTTCATCGTCGCCGCCGGTGGTGATCGTGTGAGTGTGGTTGCCGTCGGTTGTGGTGCCCACTTGCTTTTCGTCACCGTCCGCTGCGTTTGATGTGCCTTCGGTCAGCACATCTTCCCTTTTGTTTGTGACCCCGGGATAGTCGTTGGCGGTTTTGTTGCCGTAGCGGGCGAAGATCTCACTGTCTTCGTTTTCCCACGCCAGGGTGCCGTGGTTGTGGGCGCCGTAAAGGTTCGTGCCGAATGGTGTCGCGCCGCTCGGCCTGGCTGTCTTGTAGTCCTGCCAGCTATTCACCGCCCTGGTGGTTTCACCCCAGTTGCCGTTTCGGTTCAGACCTGCGCCACGCAGGAACGCACCCCTGAAGTCGGGCACGTTGGCGCCTAGCAAAGCAAACAGCTCGGGGTACTGCGTCCGATCAATCGCCTGCCCGTCGCACTTCAGCCAGCCGACTGGGATCGTGTCTGTTATCCAGGCCATCATGCTGCCGATTGGGCAACCGACGCCGACCATCATCTGACCGCCGGTGAGGTCTAGCCCTTTGCCAGCGTCACCCCCACCAAGCTGCTGCCACTTAGCCGCTGCGGTGTCGTAGCTGAAGAGCGCAGGCTTGCCGCCAGCCTTGGCGCTATTGAGCACCAAGTACACGTCGCTCGCTGGTGCTGTCGCCGGCAGGTTGGCATCTGCAGGCACGTTCTTGACGCCTGCTGTTAGCGGGATCAATGCCCACGGTGCAGCTGTAACAACTGGCGGGCCTGCTGATGCCAACGTGCCGGGTGCTGTATCCGCCGCTGATACAGGGCCAGTAGCGCGATAGATGGCGCCTTGGTACACAACCAGGCTGCCCTTTTCGTAGTTACCAGCTGCCCAAGCGTTAAGGCCGAATAGCGAGTCAGCACGGCTGCGGGCCAACAGGTCGCCGCCGATGTGTGACCAGTGGTAGGTGACGGGATCGCTGGGGTTGGTGCCCGCTTTAGATGACACCTGCAGCCAGTCACCCACCTGCATGACGACCGCCGCCAAGTCAGCGCCGATGCCTTTGGGGTCAGCTGCTTTGATGACGTAACCGGCTTTGCCGGTCCACACCCAGTATTGGCTGGTGTGTTGCGCACCTGTAGTCGCGACGGTGACATCGGGCAGGGCGCTCATCTCAATGGTGCCGATAGTCGTGCCGCCGACTTCCTGAACCGTGCCCTGGAACAGGTTCAGGCTGCTAATCCAGCCCTTGATCGAATCCACGTCGAACAGGGTGAGCCACGCGCTGCCCGTCCATACCTTGAGCTGCTCGTGATCCTTTTCGGTCACGGTCACCAAGTCACCCGCCATGGCGCCAGGCGGCGGGTCAGCTAATGACCGCTGCGCTTTCAGCCAAATCTGTGGATCAACGAAGCGCCAGCCACCTGTTGCTGATGCACCCGCTAGCGAAATCACCGTGATGGTGGTAACGCCTGTCATCCCAGGCCAGGACAAGCTGGCAGCAGGTAGGGCTAGCGTGTCGCCGATGGCGTAGCCGGTTCCTGGTGCAGTGACCGTGGCGGTAATTGACCCGTCAGCGTTAGCCAGCAGGTTCAGAACAGCACCAGTACCACCGTTGACATCAAACGGCTTGCCAAGGTCAGAAGTGCCAGCAGCAGCCGTGATCACTGCTGCATCGGCTGCTGGTTCGATGACATCAACCGCAGCGACACCGCCGGTTGCAGGACCTGTCGAATCCCAGACCGCAATGCGGTCCATCGGCTGACCATTCAGATCAAGTTTGACCAGATAGGGCTGCCCAGCCAGTGGTCGCTTGGTTGGATCAGGGTCTGTAGGCGAGGGCAAGTTGCCGACTCGTGCCGCAAACTTCACCCCGGCGTTTGCTTGTAGCTGCTGCAGCGTTACCGCGTCGTCTTGCGCGATGGCGTCTGCGACGCTCATCAACCGCTGATTGTCCGCGTTTAGGCCAAAACGGACGTGAAACGGCTGGCCAGTCATTGCTCAGGGGAACGGCGGGCAC